AGCCCAGAGGCGTTCTATCCCCGGAGCTCCGGCAGAGGCGATGTAAGAGATCGCCGGGATGTTCGTGAAGCGAAACCACTGCCGGCGGTTGAGATCGCAGACGAGTGTCGTGTCGGTGCCGTCGTCGCGGCGGATCGTGATGATGTAGAAGTCGAGGAAGACCTGGCCCGCGACCGAGAGCTTGTTCGTGTAGAGGACGCGCCAGTAGTAGGAGATCCCGCCCTGGCTTGCGAGATTGCGGACGATGGCGCCGTCTGTCATGTGGACGCCGTGCTGGTCAGCGAAGATGCAGTTGTCGTTCCAGTAGGCGATCGTCTGCGGCTCGTCGCAGCCGATCCGATCGAACAGCTGCTCAAGGAACATGTCGCCGGTCTCTGTCCCGTGCGGGGGGATCGTGCCGCGGATTCGCTCCACCTGGCCGGCGTGGAAGATGATCACTGCCGAGCGAAGCGCCGCGATCGCGCTCACGGGTCGCGAGGTGCGTACGAACGAGTTCGTATCCCAAGCGCCCGTTGGTGAGCCGGGGGTGGAGAAGCGGACGACGTCTTCCTGGCCGGGGGCGTTGGCGGCGACGATCATCGTCTTGTAGATCGTCCCGTAGCGCGCCTTGGGCGCCGAAGCGTCGAGCGAGCCGATCGTGGTGGTGCCGCCGGGTGCGGTGATCGTCGTCGGGACCACGAGTCCGTCGCGATCGAAGTGGACGACGATGTCTCCTACCTGGATCGGGTTCTGCCGCGAGCGCGGCACCACGCCTTTGTCGACAGCCGTGTAGGTGCCGTCATCGGGGATCTCGTACAGGTGCCCGTCGGAGGCCTGGACGAGAAGCTTGGCGCCGGCGACGTACTGCGCGTAGATACCGGCCTCGATGTCACCGCCGAGCGGGCTGGAGTTCCAGCGCCAGCCACCTCTGCCCGACAGTGGCGCATCGACGATCAGGGGCACGTAGTCGAGGACGTCCCAGAGGTAGCCCTTCGGCATGTTGTCGCGCGGATAGTCACGCGCGAATGCCCGGGCCTGCTGCAGCAGCGACAGCGGCTGCGCCATTAGCCGACCCAGCTATCACGCACGGCGAGAGGGCGCATCGACACGCGCCGGCGTGGAGCTCGCGCGCTGGCTCGCTTGTTGACCGCCATCTTGATCTGGCTGATCCTGCCGCCGCGCCCATCCTGGCCCTCGTAGAGGACGCGGAAGCGCTCGCCCACCACGGACGGTTGGTCATTCGCGTACTCCGCAAGCTTCCAGAGCGCATAGAGGATGATCGCGTCCTGAAACTCGTCGGGGATCGCGCCGAAGTCCTCGAAGCCGGGAGAGTCTGCGTCGTCGCTCATCTGCGCCGGACGCATCACCGCCCACGAATCAATCACGTCGTCGGTCTCCGGCGCCGGCTCCAACCTGAGCATGTCGGCCCGGATCAGCGTAAACGACGGCGAGTAGTCGGTCTGGTCGCGCCGCGCTTTCGGCAGCAGTCCGTCCTCGACGTCCACGAGTGCGAGCACCGAATGGTCGAGTTGGTACTCGTCGATGCCGGCCTTCACTCGCAGATGCAGGCAGCGGGCGACGCACTTGGTGCGGGCGAGCAGATCGATCGTGCCCTCGTGCAACTTGGCGTCGATCATCGGCCCCTCGTCGTAGTCGACGATCTCCTGCAGCCCGAGCGAGAAGCGGACATAGTCGTGCATGTCCTTGCGATACATCGGCCTCCTCAGTCCTTGAGGCAGGTGTAGAGCGTCACCTGTCCGCCAGGGTGGTTGATCACGAGATCGCCGGGCGAGTAGCCAGCAGGACACGACGCCGAGCCTGGCTCGCCCTTCGGTCCCGGAGGGCCTTGCGCTCCAGGGTCGCCCTTGTCGCCCTTGTCGCCCTTGTCGCCCTTCGGCCCCTGCTGACCAGGATCGCCTTGCGGCCCTTGCGGCCCTTGCGGCCCCTGCGATCCCGCGCCCCCCGTCGGGACATTGACGGTAACCGTCCTCGTCGCCTGTGCCGAGGTGCCAAGAGCCTGCGAGGCGAAGAAGCCCGCCGTCCCGGCGAGCGCCAGGCCGAGAGCAGAGAGAAGGTGTGCGAGCTTCATTCGTGGTGCTCTCCGATCTCGATCCCCTCATGGAGCGTCTTCATCAATTCCTCGACGCGCTTGTCGCAGTCGGTACGCGCGCGCCTGATCAGAATCCGCGCCGACAGCAGAGCACTCGCCGCTGCGCCGAAGCCGGAAAGAAACGCACCCAGTGCAGTAGTCGAGTCCACTACGGCTCAGCGACGCGAACGAACACGGTGCCCTGCGCGTTACGGTTTCTGTTGCGCCGCATCACCTGACCGCCGTTCGAGTTGTCGGAGGTGGAGGTGTTCCCCTCCACGGCGACAAAGTCTCCGTTCGGGCTCGGCGGCGTCTCGACGATGCCGACGTGGTCGTACTCGCCGTCGCGTCCCCAGTCGTAGCAGACGAGGTCGCCCGGCTTGGGGGAAGAAGTGACGGCGAGTCCGTTCAGCCCGAGCCGGGCGTCGCTGACGACGTAGGGGACGTAGCTGTAGCGGATGCCCTGCTCGAACGAGTCGGTTGGTCGAGTGCCCTGCTGGTCGCACCAGGCGCAGAAGATCGCGCACCAGGGAACACCGTTCATGCGATACCACTCGCCGTACTTCTGCATGTTCGATGAAGCCGGCGACTCCTTCACCCCGATCTGCGACTGCGCCTTCGTGAGCCGCGCCTGCGCCGACGAATTGCCGCCGCTTGTCGGCTCCTTGCCCTTAAAGCGGTCGAAGGCGGCGTTGACGAGCTCGACCGAGCGGGCGTCCATCGCCATCTCGCCGGCGTGCGGAAGGCCCTCGGGGATCCGGATCGAGCGGAGCGTGTTGAACGTCTTCTCGCCAACCCAGCCGGTGTCGTCGACTTTCTGCTGGCGTTGGATGCCGGCGATGCCGGTGTCGATCACGTTGCCGGACTTGCCGTGCGAGAAGCCGTTCGAGAACGCCTGGTCGAATGCCTGCCACTTCCATCGCCCCGCGCGCGAGACGGTGCGCTTGTAGGCCTCAACGTCGGGACCATCGACCGAGGGCTTCTTCCCCTTGCTCGCAGCGTCGGGCGGGTAGAGCGGCCGCGGAAAGCCGCGCACGGCGACCATCGGCCCACCGGGATATGCCTTCTCCCACCATTCTGGCACTGGCACTCCATTCGTCGGCGGCGGGGGCATCGCGGTGCGGCGTGCGAGCTCTGTCCAGTCGTTGCCGCTCATCGTCTCTGCGACCCAGACGCAGAACGGCGCAACGGTCGGGTAGCCGGCAAGCGGGTAGCCGCCGTAGGCGCCGAGACACGGGCTCGCGATCGGATAGCCGCGTGAGAGCGCCTCGACCGCCATTGCGAGCGGATCGATGTTCGGCGCGTCCGCCCGGTAGCACTCCGGTAAGCAGGCGAAGTCGCGCTCGATCAGCTGCGCATCGTCGAGTCCCTCGAAGTTCGTCACGACCGCGCAGGGGAGCTCGGGCGGAAGCTCTTCGATGATGCCGGCCCAGTCGGGCATGTAGCCCTCGGACTGCGCGATGTAGAACTGCGGGTCGTACGCGAGCAGCTGCGACGTGCGCCATGCATCCGGTGTCGCGTCCCAGATCCCGTAGGGGATGCGACCGTTGCAGGCCTGTTCGAGCTCGGAGAGGTGCGGCTTGTTCTCGTCGGTGAACTGGGCGGCGAGCCAGCCTGCGCCGGCCTGGACGCAACTCTCGACGAGCATCTCGACCGGCAGGTTGCCGCTCGACATTCCCCAGCCTGAGAAGACACCGCCGAGCGCCTGGAAGACGTTGGACACTGTAGCCCCCCTGGACACCTGTTCGGATTTTGTAAAACCGTTTACGCAGGGAGTTCTCAGAACGGGCAACTACAAAAGCCCTGCACGCGAGCAGCTTTTTCGTTGCCGGCGTGGGAAACAGATCGCGATCTCGACTACAATGGGGGTAGTCAACTCCTTCGAAACGGAGGAAGAGCATGAAGCTCAAGATCGTCAACGAGACCCAGTACGACGGGCGCGCAGTGAGCTCGATCGTGCGCTGGGTGCTCAAACAACTCGACCTCAATGGCGAAGGCGTCGTCGTCAAGGTCAAGCACCACACTGGCGCCTATAGTTACTCGGGCCGCTGCTACATCAACGCCCACGCGCACCGTGGCTACATCCTCGGGGACTACTGGGACGGCTGGAAAGAGGTTGGCCCGAAGATCCCGCGCGGCTACAACCACCTGCTCGTCTGCCGGGTAGGCAAACCTGGGACATACCCATGCGGGACGCACGTCTACGACCGACGCGACTCTCCCGGCACCTGGCGAGTCGAAGACTGGCGCGAGGCGCTCGTTTCGGTCACCGCGCACGAAGCGATGCACTTGCGTCAGTACAAGATCAAGTCGCGCAAGCGCGGGCGCTTCAACGAGGTCGAGACCGAGTGGGCGGCGTTCCGCCTCTGCAATCGCTGGAAGGAGGAGCGACGATGACGGCGCTAGAGCAACTCGCCCGCGAGCGCTGGATCGGCTGGGGCGACTACGCCGGCTACACGACCTGCTCCTGCTGTCACGAGTTCGTCTACTGCCGCTGGCTCGCGCGCGGCCCGAGGCTCTGTCTCACCTGCTTCGACCTGCGCTAGCCTCGCAATCGCCTGGTGACCCGACAATGGCTGCTTCTGCCGGGCCGGGTCACCAGGCCGTACGCGGGAGGGCTTCAACCAACCGCGCACGCTCGTTCGCTAGCTAGAGCCCTTGGCCGGGGTCTTCGCCTCGGTCTTCGCTTCGCTCGTCGCTGCGGCTTCTGCTTCCTTTGCTGCCTCTTCGGCCGCTTTGGCCTCTTCCTTCGCGACCTTGTCCTCGTTCTCTGCGACCGCCTTCGCCTCTGCCTCCTGGGCGGCGTTGCGCTCTTCATGCCAGTCGAGCTCTTCGTCGGGGAGCGTGCCCGTGCCATCGTGGAAGGAGAGATCGGGGGAGACGTAGCCGGCCTGCGGGTGGCCGGCGGGAAGCGTCAGCTTGGGCTCTTCGGATGTGCGGGCCATGCGTTCCTCCTTGTCAGATGCAGACTGCTGGTTCGAGTTCGAGCTCAAGGCATTCCGGGTCGGGGATCAGGTGCTCGATACCGACGTAGTCGGGCGGACCGACAGCGAACGCGAGGCCCGCCGGCGAGCAGACGATGGTGCTGTCGATCTTCAGCGCCGCCGTCGTGTGGCCGAGCGTTAGCCCCGCTTCTCCCACCTGCACGATCGGCGCGATCCGAAGCGTCACCGGCGAGGCTCCGAACGCGAGGCCCGCCTCGGGGATGACCGTGCCGGAGGTGATGACGACGGTGGGCGGGTAGCCGCCGAGCCTGAGGCTGGCCTCGCCGGGATAGGCCCAGACGGTTCCGATCAGCGCTTCGCCCGCAACCCAGCCGCCGATCGTCGCATCGGCGTACGGGGGCGGTGGGTAGGTCATCCCTTGATGAGGTAGAGGATCCCGATCGCCGACCAGTCGAGCGTGAAGTTGCCGGCGACGACGCTCTTTGTGCTCTCGAAGTCGACGAGCGCCCAGAGCGCCTGTGCCCCGGAGGAGTCGTAGATGGCAGCGAAGGCGGTATCGAAGGTTGCGCCGCTCCAGACGACGTCGGCCGCTTGGAGGTCGGTGCGATCGGCAGCGGAGTCGTACGGTGCCGCCTTCGATGCGAGCAGCTGCCCGCCGGCGGTGTAGCCCGCGCCGGTGATCTCCTGCGCGGAGATCGTCGGCCAGAGCTTGTGGTTGTCGAGGTCGGGAACGTAGGTCGGTTTCAGCAGCGCGACCTTGATCGGGTTGGCTAGCCAGATGTTTGCGAGCATCGCTTCGGCTGAGCCGTAGTACCAGTCCTGTTTCACTTCTCAGCCTCCTCGCCACGCTCTTGGATGCGGCCATCGTTCAGCGGTTGGGTCGAACCGAGCCGCTCGACGCCGGCGAACTCCTGCTCGAAGTAGTCGCGCTGCCTGGATGCGATCGGTGCGCCGCAGACGTGGCAGCGCTCCGGCCAGGCCTGCTCGAACGGCTCGAAGCACTTGACGCACATGTAGCCGAGCCGCATTCGCTCGACCGTCTCCTCGCTCATCGTGATCCGAACACCGCCCTGAACGCGACCGCTGGGCAGGTAGATGCCGACATCGGGTGCGTCTTCGATGTCGAGCACCTCGGCGGGTCTGCGCCAGCGTTCAGCCAACGATCTCTTCCAGCTGGCGATCGGGGCTCGCGATCAACGCCTCTAGCTGGGCGCAGAGCTCCGGCCGGTTCTTGTTTGCCCGCTCGTACTCCAGCACCTGCTCCAGGTCGTGGCCCTCGTCGACTAGCTTGCGCACGAGGGCGGGAATGCCGCTGCGGTAGTCGTCGTAGCGGGGCCACGGCGGCGGCACGGAGGTGGCCGGCACCATCATCACGGTGTCGTAGATCTCGCCAAGGCGGATCAGTTCGTTCTCGACCTCTTCGCGGAGCTCGTCCGACCAGCCGCTTGTCTGCTGTTCCAGCACGGAGTCGAAGACGCCGATCCGGTAGTCGGGCGGCATGATCGAGACCTCGTCGTCCAGTTGGTAGAGGCCGTTGTACGACCAGTGGTTGAGCGCGAGCTCGCGCTCGTGCGCGAGCATCCCTTCCGGCCTGAACATCGCGTAGACCGGCTCCTGCAGGACGCGCGCCATACCGGTCGCGTAGGCCTCTTGGATCACCGGTCGGATCTGCACGCCGAAGCGCCCGTAGCGGGAGAGGAATCTCATTTGTCTCCTTCGAGAGGGAAAGCGGGGCGATTCCGCCCAGTGCCAAGCGAGACCGCCCCGCGCTTTTGCCTACGACGGCGTGACGCCGTAGATGATCCCGTGCGCTCGCTCCTGCGAGATCTCGTAGGTCGCTTCGCGCATGAGCTCTGCCCAGTAGACGTCCTTGCCCTTCGGCTGCTGGTCCGTGATCAGCTTGGTGTCACGGTCTCGCATCGGGCGCTGCTGGATGTACTGCATGTCGACGAGGAACGCGTAGGTGCCGAAGTTCTTGTTCGTGTTCGGGAA